ACTCACTGCTGGCCGCCTGGTCAGAGGTTCTGTCCGATCAGCGCCAGACGCTGGCCGACGGGGTGCGTGACGTGCTGGACGGCGGTGCGTCGGCGCTCGGCGGGCTGGCCGACCTGGGTCAGTCACTGGCCACCGAACGGGCGGAAGACCTGCTGACCGCGGCCATGGTCGCGATGGCGAACGCGGGTGCCGTGTCGGTGGCCGATGAGGCTGCGGCGCAGGGCATCAGCACCGCGGCCGGTGTGGTTCCGACGGAGCATCTGGCACAGCTGGCGCGCCCGGCCGCGAGACTGCTGTCTGGGAGTCTCGCGAACAGCGCCGGCCGTGAGGCATTGCGCGCGTGGTCGCCCGCACGGGCGGTCGCGGACATCGTCGATCACGTGCGCGAGCATCTGCGGGGATTGTCTGAGGCGTTCCTACGCGCTGAACTGGGCGGGCTGCTGTCCCGGGCGCAGAACATGGGTCGGATGGCGACGCTACGCATTGCACCGGCCGCGCGGTACTATGCGACCGAAGTCCTAGATCAGAACACCTGCGGTCCCTGCAAGAAGATTGACGGTAAGCGGTTGCCGACGCTGGATGCGGCACTGCTCGCCTACGATTGTTCGGGTGGTTACCTGAACTGTGAGGGTGGCGTTCGGTGCAGGGGCACGTACGTGGCCAGTTGGGACACCAGCGACGGGGGTAGTGAGTGAGCACGCGCGGCACGCGTAGCGGGCGCCCGATCGCTGTCCAGCGACCCCCGCGCGACCGCGCGGGCAGCGTTTCCGCTCCGGACGGTACCGGACAGGCCTGGTTCAGCGTGCGCAACAGCGTGACCGCGCCCCGTTCGGCGGAGATCTACATCTATGCCGAGATCGGCGGGTGGGGGATCTGGGCTGAGGACTTGATCGCTGAACTGGTTGCGCTGGACGTGGACCAGATTGACGTGCGCATCAACTCTCCGGGCGGGTCCGTCTGGGACGGGGTCGCCATCTACAACGCGTTGATCAACCACCCTGCGCGCGTCACCGTGCACGTCGATGCGTTGGCTGCGTCGATCGCGTCGGTCATCGCGATGGCTGGTGACGAACTGGTCATGGCGCGGCAGGCCGTCATGATGATCCACGAGGCATCGACCATCGCCTACGGCAACGCCGCGGAGATGCGGTCCGTTGCCGATGTGCTGGACATGCTGAGCGAGCAGATCAGCACGGTCTACGAGGACCGAACCGGCGTCGGTGCAGAAACGTGGCGTAGTGCCATGCTGGCGGAGACCTGGTACACCGCGGAGGAAGCGGTAGCCGCCGGGTTGGCTGACCGCGTGGCAGAGAATCCGCACGCGGGCCGTAATGCCGACCCTGAGTCCGACGATGACCAGTCGGGTGATCCGATCGATGATGAGCTACGCGCACTGCTCGCACGCGCGTACGATCTGACGATCTTCAATTTCGCGGGTCGCGATGCGGCACCCGCACCCGTCCTGCCGTTGGCGGGCGGTACGGATGGGCGGCAGGCGCCGACCCCGGTACCCACACCACCTCTGCTGGGGCCGGCGCCTGTCGAGACCGATTGGCACAACCTGACCGCCAGCATCCTGGAGCCGTCCACAGTGGACGGACTGCTCGCGGCACTGAGGGGGGAGAGCGAGTAGCGATGACCATCACCATGCCGCGCACGGCGGGAGAGTTGGCCGACTTCTTCAACGACAAGCGGCGGTGCGCCGAGGTGCTGGCCAGCCCTGAGGCGCTGTCGCAGTTCGTCAACGACTACGCGTCGCAGCAGTGCGCCGACGGGTCGGAGATGCACCGCAGCATCACCGCACAGGCCGAAGCGGCCATGATCAAGTGGCTCAAGGACAACGGCCAGACGGTGGACGCGAGCAACCTGCGTCGGCCGAATCTCGCGCCGACCGGTGACCCCGCGTACGATGCGCGGCTGCGCGCGGGCGGGTACAACGCGAAAGCCGTGGGCGCGCAATTCGACAACCAGTTCGAGGACATGATCGACTTCATGTCGGTCATCTGGGAGCGTGACCAGCGCCCGGAGATGGTCGCGCGGCGTACCAAGTACGTCAACGAAATGTCGACCAAGGTCGGCGCCGATGGCGGGTTCCTGGTCCCCGAGACCTTCCGGGCGCAACTGCTGTCGCTGGCCATGCAGGAATCGATCGTGCGCTCCCGCGCGACCATCGTCCCGATGGCCACCCCGCGTGTGTCGTTCCCGATGCTGTCCACCACCAGCACGGTGTCTAGCCTGTTCGGCGGCATGATCGCCTACTGGACGGCGGAGAACGCCGCCCTGACTGAGAGCGCACCGAAGTTCAAGAGCTTCGCGCTGGAAGCACACAAGCTGACTGGCTTCAGCGTGCTCCCGAATGAACTGCTCACGCACTCCCCGATCTCGGTTCAGGCGTTGCTCGACGTGCTCTGGCCGCAGGCCATGGCGCATTTCGGCGACGTGGCGTTCACGTCCGGCACGGGCGTCGGTGAGCCGCTGGGCTTCCGACAGAACCCGGCCACCATCACGGTCAGCAAGGAGGCGGGGCAGGAGGCCGGCACTATCCTCTGGGAGAACATCATCAACATGTACTCCCGGATGCTCCCGACCAGTCAGGGCCGCGCCATCTGGCTGGCCAGCCCGGACACCTTCCCGCAGCTGGCCACCATGGCGCTCCAGGTTGGTACCGGCGGTTCGGCGGTCTGGCTGACAAGCGGCACCAGCGGCCCGCCGTTGACCATCTTGGGTCGTCCGGTGATCATGAGCGAGAAGATGGGCACCCTGGGCACTCAGGGTGATCTCGCGTACGTCGACCTGTCCTACTACCTGGTGGGTGACCTCCAGGCGATGCGGATGGAATCGTCCGCCCACTACCGGTTCGGCAACGACCAGACCGCGGTGCGGATCATCGAACACCTGGACGGCCGGCCGTGGCTGGACAGCCCGGTGACCCCGACCAACGGGGGCGCCACCATGTCGCCGTTCGTCGAGCTCGAAGCACGCGCGTAGCGCCCGTACCCGCGCACCCGCGCGTAGAGAGGACAGGACCATGACGACAGCTGCATACAGTCTGGGTCGGGATTTCGACATCGCGTCGGTGATCCCGGTCGCCAACCTGAGCGCTGGTGCCAGCACCGGCACCCGCGTGAGCATGAAGAACGCCGAGGTCTGCACGTTCGTTGTCTTCGTCGGCGCCGGCACTGACGGTGACGATCTGGCGGTTGACCTGCGGGAGCACACCGCGGCGACCGGCGGGACCAGCCAGGATCTCGACGCAATCACCAAGTACTACACCAAGAACGAAACCACGCTGGACGGGGACGAGGCATGGGTCGAGGTCTCCCAGACCGCGGCCAGTGAGATCACTCCGGTCGCGGCGACCGCCGAGGTTCAGAACCTCTGGGTGATCGAGGTCCTGGCGAGTGAGCTGTCCGCCGGATTCCCGTACGTCTCGCTCGACATCCCCGACCTGGGTTCGGCCGGCACCAAGTACGGCGGGGTGATCGCCATCCTGTCGCGGCTGCGGCGTCAGGGTGCGCCGGCCGACCTGAGCACTCAGTGACGATGCTTGACCCGTGCGCGGTATGCGGTTCGGTGGCCTGCCTGGTGCAGTCACCGGCCGTATGCCGGCACACCAACCGTCTCCGGCCGGTCGCCGGACCAGCATCAGCGCCGGTCGATACATCGCCGGTGCTGGTCGATGTATCGAAACCGGCACCGAGACGGAGAGGGACACGTTGACATGGGCGTGTTGAACAACGCGGGAGCGTTCACCAAGAGCGCATTCGGGGTGACCGTCAACAAGGCGTACACCCCGCTGGTGGTGGAAACCAAGACCTTGTTCACCGTGTCCGGGTTGTGCCTGGTCACGTCGATCTTCGGTCTGGTGACCACGGCGATCACGGTGGCCAACACGGTCAAGCTCCAGGCCAATCCGACCACCGGCACCACCAAGGATCTCTGCGCGGCAACCGACATCGGCACCACCGACACACCGGCCGGCAACCTGATCAGCTTCCAGGGCCTGACCGGAGACTCCCTGCTCACCGGCCCCGGCGCGGTGCCGACGATCAAGCAGCCGATCGCCATCGCGGCCGGCACGATCGAGCAGGTCACCGCGACCGGCGCCGACGGCGGTATCACCTGGTACCTGACCTATGTCCCGGTCGCGACCGGCGCAACCATCGTCGCAGCGTAGGGGAGCCACCGTGCGGGTATGCCAGGAATGCACCACGGTGTTCATGGTGCCCAACTCGATCGGTGACGCGTGCCCGAACTGTGGGTCGGAGTTGTCGATCGACCAGTATGAGGAGATGACCATGCCGAAGATCGGCGCGAACGGCCCGTCCGTCGAGAACAGCGACCCGGCGGTTCACCCGGAGACGCTGGGTCAGGCCGTCGCCAACCCGCATGAGGATTTCGTCTCGCGGCCGGCCGCGGACCAGCGGCGTACGCAGGACGGCGAGCAGCCGCCCGCGCGCGACCGTGGCGACGACACCGACCGCGACAGCGCCGACCGGCGCGACAGCAACCCGACCGGCGCCGCCCGGGCGGCTCAGGGCACGGTTCGCGGCGGCGCCAGCGTGGCGGACACCGGCGCGACCAACAGCAAGGGCCGCACCACCAGCAAGAACTAGCAGTACAGGGGGGTACCGGTGGCGCTCAGCTTCAGCATCGCGACCGCGAACGCGATGGCGGACGCGATCGATGCACAGGTCAACAGCGGGTCCGGCGCGGGGAAGCTTCGCATCTACAGCGGCGCCAAGCCGACCAGCCCGGACGACGCGGCCACCGGTACCCTGCTCGCTGAGTGCACGCTGAGCGATCCCGCGTTCGGGGACGCGTCGGCGCGCGCCATCACGCTCGACATCTCCCCGGCTGTCGAGGACACCGCCGCGAACGCGACCGGTACGGCTGGCTATTTCCGGCTGGTGAACAGCGACAACACCGGCTGCGTCGATGGGACGATTACCACTACCGGTGGTGGCGGTGATCTGACGCTGAACACAACCAGCCTGGTGCAGGACGTGGCGTTCTCGATCACCTCCTTTGTCATCACCCAGCCGTAGGCTGGCCTGATGGCCCGGGCGCACGGCGAGACATCACCGGATGATGCCGATCTTGACAACGGCGCGGCCATCACCACCGGCAACAAGATCATCTTTGCGAGCAACCGCACCGTGTACGCCGTGTGGTTCTACCGTCCCACCACGTCCAGCGGTACCTACACCGTGGCGCTCTATGAAGTGACGACGGTCGATGACCCTGGCCCGGGCGCCGGTACCCTGCTCGCGTCCGGATCGGTCGCGCACGCGGACACCGCAGCCGGCTGGAATCGCGTTGAGCTGAGCGGTGCACAGGCCGTGGTCACCACCAAGGTCTACGCGGCGGTGGTGCACGCGAGCAACGGCCGGTTCGTCCGGACAGCTGGCGCTCTCGGGTCGGCCGGCATCACTGCGAACGGGATCACCATCGTCCAGTCGGGCACCGACCCGATCGGCCTGGGTGTCGTCCGCAACGGTACGTTCAATGAGGGTGCGGCGGTCGCCTATCCGTCGAGTGTGTTCGGGACACCGGACTACTTCACCGATCTCGACGATGAGCCGGCCGAATCCGAGGCGGTGACCGGCGAGGGATCGCCCACCTCCCCGCGTGCCACGGCGACCGCCAGCGGCACGGCGACGGTACGCGCGACCGCCGGTGTGACATCCCCCCGCGCGACCGCGACCGCCAGCGCGACCGTGCGCGTGACCGGCACTGGGAGCGCTACCAGTCCGACCGCGACGGTGGTCGCCACCGGTGCGGTTCCGGTCAGTGGTGTCGGCAGCGCGACATCCCCTCGCGCGACCGCGACCGCAGCCGGGTTGTCCTCCGCACCGGTCGCTGAGGCGGAAACCCCTGGTTCCTGGTACGGCCTGCTCGCGGTGCTGGAGCAGGCACGTGCGTGGGACGAGGAAGACCAGGCACGGGTACCGTGGGACCCGCGCACTGATCCGATGGGCGGGGGCTGGGAATGATCAAGGGCACACCAGGCGTGTGGTACGCCACGGTTGAGGATGTGCTACGCGTGCTGCGCGGGACGGCCACCCCTGAGACCGTCGCGGTGATCGGCGAGATCCTGGAGCACAGCTCACGCTCGATCGAGCTCGACGCGGCCCGGGTGTTCCATCCGCAGTACGGCACCAGGTACAAGGACTGGCCGGCGCGCACACAGGAGGCGTTGGTCCTGCATCTGGGTGACGATGAGCTGATCAGTCTGGAGAGCGTCACGTCCGGCGGGGTGGTGATCAGCGCCGATGATCGGTTCCTGCGGCCGGACACCGGCCCGCCGTACAACCGGATCGAGATCGACCGGGCCAGTGCTGCGGCATTCGCCGCGCTGGCCACCCCGCAGCGCAGCGTGGCGCTGCTCGGCTGGTTCGGCTTCAACGACGATGCACAGCTGGTCGGGTTGACCACCGGTTCACTGACCAGTTCGGCGACCACGGTCACGGTCGACTACGCGCATAAGGTCGGTATCGGTGACCTGATCAAGATCGGCACCGAACGCATGATCGTGACCGATCGGACCTGGTCCGACACCGGCGTTACCACCGGCGTCGCGCTGGCATCTGATGACGCGGTGGTGTCGATCCCGGTGGGGAGTGCTACCGCGTTCATGGCCGGCGAGCAGATCATGGTGGACGCCGAGCGCATGAACGTGCTCGCGATGACCGGCACCACGGCGGTGGTCGAACGCGCGACCGCCGGCACCACGCTGGCCGCGCACACGATCACCACGCCGATCTACGCGCCGCGCAGCCTGACCGTTGAACGCGGCGCGGTCGGCACCACGGCGACCACCCACAATGCCGGTGCGATCACCACCCGCTACCGCGCGCCCGGCCCCGTGCGTATGTTCGTGCGCGCGAACACTCTCGGAACCCTGATGCAGGAGCACGCCGCGTACGCGCGCCAGTTGGGCACGGGCGAGAACGTGCGGGAGGTGGCCGGCCGCGGGCTGGCTCAGGCGCGTAAGCAGATCGAGGCACTGTACCGCCACCGGGTCCGGGCGCGGGCTGTCTGATGATCGACATCGACATCGACACGAACACCCGCGGTCCGCTCTGGCGGCACAGCGTGCCGCGCCTACTCGAACAGGCCGCGGACGAGATCGAGGACGAGGCTGGCGAGCAGGGCATCCGCATCCTGCGTACGGAATTCAACCGCGTGCTGCGCAAGCAGACCCCGTACTACGTCACCCGGTTGCGCTCGCGGCGCGTCGGTGGTGACGTGGTGCTGGACAACCCGGTGATCTACAGCGCGTGGCTGGAGGGCACGGGTAGCCGTAACGCGCCGGTCACCCGGTTCGCCGGGTACCACGTGTTCGCCCGGACCGCACGCCGACTGGACGTCATGATCCGCCGGATCGGTGACCGGGTCATCGGTCGTCTGGTCCGCAGACTGAACGGGTGAGCTGATGGCGTTCGACGCGAATAACCTGCTCACCGGAGTGACCGGCCCGCTCAAGTCGCTGGGCCGGTTCGACCGGGTGATCGCCGGTGAGCCGGCCGTCATCCCGACCGCGCGCCTGTGCGCGGTAACCCTGGTCGACGTGGCGACCGCCCCGGGCATGTCCGGGCTGGCTGTCGCGGCGTTGCGGGTGGAATTCAAGATCGAATTCTTTCTGCCGCTGGTGTCCGGCGATGTCGCGTCCGCGACCGTTGAAGCTGAGGCGTTGAGCGTCGGCGCGCTGGTCATGGGTGCGCTGATCGGCCAGTTCGGCGTGCGCGCTGGACTGGGGTACCACGTTGACCTGCTCGGCGCGCACGGCACCCGCCTGAACTGCCGGTACGGGTATGCCAGCGTTGACGGAGCCATGTTCAGACTCGGCACGGTTACAATGCCAGTGATCGTCGCGGACGCGTTCGACCAGGCGGAGTGAGGGGGAACCGGCCGTGACCAAGAGCACCGGGCTCGGGATGCGTTTCCTGGTCGGTGGATACGACATCTCCGGCACCACCGCCGCGTTCGACACCATCCGCGGCGGGTCGGCCACGTGGGACATCAACGACATCACGCAGAGCGCCATGGCCAGGACCGGTCTCGCGCGTACCGGCGGGATCGAGGTGACCACGTTCTACACCGGGGATGCCGCTGGCGAGGCACACGAGCGGTTGTCCGCGATGCCGACTGATGACGTGCACGTCATGGTGATGACCGCACAGACGCTCGGCGCGCCGGTCCTGGCTGCGGTCGGTAAGCAGGTCACCTACGACATGAGCCGGCCGTCCGACGGGTCACTACTGTGCAAGACAACCGTCGAGAGTACCGATTACGGGGTCGAATGGGGCGACCTGCTGACCGCGGGGATGCGCACCGACACCGCAGCGACCAACGGTTCGTCGGTGGATTTCGGCGCGGCCGGCACCAACGGTCTCCAGATGTGGTTGCAGGCGACCGACTTCACCGGCACCTCGATCACGCTGAAGCTTCAGCAGTCCAGTGACAACGGTGGCGCCGACGCGTGGGCTGATCTGGCGGGCGCCGCTTTCACCGCGGTGAGCGCCGACAACGTGACCCAGCGCGTGGCCATCGCCGGTAACGTTGAGCGGTACCTACGCTTGGTCAGTACCGGTACGTTCACGACGGCGACGTTCGCGGTCGGGGTCACGGTGAACGCGACCGCGGTCGCGTTCTGACGGGAGGATGCGGATGTTCGCGGGGGGACTCAACAGGCCGGCACCGGTCGGCCCAGCACAGGCATACAAGACGTACCGGCTGGCATTCCCAGCGGCGACCCACCGCAAGCCGGCGCGCTGCGCGCAGGTCGGGTGCGCGCAGCGCGAGCAGGGATGGATGACGGTGCTCGATCCGAACATCCCCGCTCAGGCTGAAGCGTTGAACTGGATTCGTCTCCACAGTGGACGGTCCTACAGTGAGGCGCCAACCGTCGGAGAGTCGACCGTGACGCTGATCTTCCCACCGGGGCAGGACTGCTTCCAGCAGCACACGGTGACCCTGGAGCGTGAGCCGATCGCGCTGGTGCACGCTGGCGACTGGCGGCTGGCCGGCCCGCAGCGTCCCGTGATCCGTCGGCACACCCGCACCGATGACTGGGTCGAGGACTTCGCGACCCACCAGGACGCGATCGCGACCGAACAGCAGAGGGGCTGACCGTGACGAAATTTGTCCCAAACGCCTTTTTCGAGACTCTACGCGCGGCCGGGCTGGCGGACAGCAACACGGTTCGCGTCGTCATCGACATCAACGCCAGCGACATCCCGAAGGTGTACATCGAACGCGTTGCGGACTCGTCAGTGATCCGGGTGATACAGACCCTCGCCGGGATCGAGATCAAGCGGGAACAGGTCCCGGAAGAGAGCGAGTAGATCATGGCCAAGACGACCGGTTTGGCGATCACGACAGTCAGCATCGATGACTCGGGCGGTACCCCGCGCGACATCCGCAACGACATCACGAACTTCGAGGTGTCGACCCCGCGCGCGGTCCAGGACGCGACCGGCGTCGATCAGAGTGGCATTTCCCGGCTGCTGCTGCTGGCCGACTGTTCGGTGACCTTCAATGGGGTGTTCAACCCGGCGGCGACCACTACCGCACACGCCGTGTTCCGCACCGTGCCGTCCACCAGCGTCGCGCGCACGACATCGCTTGGCCACGGCGGGGTGTCGCTGGCACCGGAGATCTTCTACACCGACTACCAGCTGACCCGCCCACAGAGTGGCGAATTCACGTGGCAGGCCCCGGGCGTGCTGGCCGACGGCGTGGTGCCGACCTGGTCGTAAGTAGCCCGACACAGATAACCGTAACATACATCATGGGGGAAGCGCAATGGGACACAGGCGAAAGCGGACCATCTACCGGGTGTCGTTCCCGGAAGGGCACGCGCACGGACCCGATCCGGAGACCGGCTCGGAGGGTCTGGCCGTCCAGTTCTACGGCTTGAGCATGGATGAGGTGTTCGAGCTGACCGGGCTGATCGACAGTCTTCGCGGCATCGATCCCGAGGCGGGCGCCGACCCCACCGAGGCCATGACGGTGGCTGGTCGGCTGCTCGACAAGGTGGCCGCGAAGCTGCACAGTTGGAACCTGGAGGAAGAGGATGGCACCCCGATTCCGGCTGACCGGGAACACCTGGGCCGGGAAGAGATGCCCCTGGTCATGGATGTCACCACGGCCTGGGTCGGCGCCGTGACACAGGCACCGGCCGACAGCCCTTTGGCCGCGCCGCCATCCGGTACGGCGCCGTCGGGGATGCCCTCCCCGCCGATGACGATCCCGATGGCGCCGACCCCGCAGTCAACCACGAACTCCACCGGATACGCACCATACTGACGCTCTGTGACCGATTCCATTGTCTGCCGTCGCAGATTCTCGACGAGGATGCGAGCATCCTCCGCATGTTGAACGTGGAAGCGCTGTACCGGTCACCGGGTGAGCCGGTCGGATAGGGGAAGGGGTGGCCACCGTGGCGAACGTCGTCAACATCGTGGTGGCCACCCGCACCACCGGCGCGGGTGCCTGGTCGGCCACCACCGCGGCGGCCAGGAACATGGCTACGCAGGTCAGCGGCGCACTCACCCGGCTGCGCACGCAGTTCACCGCGACCACGCGCGCCACGCACGGGCTGGCCGGCGCCTACCGCAGCGCGGGGGGTCAGTGGCGCGCAGCGAACGGGCAGTTTCTCAGCACCGCTCAGGCGGCTCAGGCGACACAGCTACGCAGCCACCTGTTGGGGCGCACGTTCCTGGTGCTGACCGGCATCGGGCGCGTGCTGGGCAACGCGATGGGCGGGCTGGCCGGAATCGTCGGCAAGGTCGGGCCGGCGATGGCCAGCGGGGCGGCCACGGCCAGCGGGTACATACTGGCACTGGGTGGGCTGCTGGCGGTCGCTGTGCCGCTGGTGGCCGCCCTGGTGTCCCTCGCGGGTGCCGTCCAGCTGATCGCACCCGCAGCGCTGGCCGGTGTCGCCATCATGGGCGTTTTCAAGATGGCATTGTCCGGCGTCGGGGACGCACTCAAGGCCGGAATCGAGGGCGATCAGAAGAAATACAACCAGGCGTTGAAGAATTTGGCGCCGAATGCGGCCGATGCGGTTCGCACTATCGTCAAATTGCGCAAGGAATACGCTGGCCTACAGAAAACGGTCCAGAATCGGTTCTTTGCGGGCGCGTCCGGGGAGATTTACGCGCTGAATGCGGCATTCAAACCGCTATTGGATCGCATTCTTCCCCGAATCGCCGACTCTCTGCGGTGGGCGCGTACGGAATTCGTCGAATTTCTGACGCTTTCCGGGGCGAAAAACCAGCTTGAATTCATTCTCGACAAGGTTGCGCTGTCGATTGACAATGTGATGGGTCTCATTCGACCATTCACGCAGATGTTCATCGACATTGCTGAGGTTGCAGCGCCCCGACTGGAGCGCGTGACCGGCAGCATGAAGAATGCGGCTGAGGCTGCGTCCGACTGGATTCGCAAAATGAAGGAATCCGGCCGTCTTGGTGAGTGGCTGGACTCCGCACTGCGCAACCTGGACACCCTACGACTGATGGCCGGGGACATTGGTCGCGCACTCGGCGCCATCTGGAAAGCTGGAGATGGTGGCGAAAGCATGTTGCAGTCGATCCGCAACATCACGAAAGCGTTCGCCGACTGGGCGAACAGCCCGGACGGTCAGAAGATTCTCGGCACCCTGTCCGCGATCGGGACAATCATCGTCACTGTGCTCCTGCCGATAGTCGGATTCCTGGCGTCCGCCTGGTTCAGCGCGTTCCGTATGGTGCTGCGGGTAACGCTGGATACTTTCTCAGCCATTGTTACCGCGGCGGCGCACGCGTTCTCATGGATTCCCGGACTGGGTCCGAAGCTGGAATCAGCGGCGCGCGCCGTGGCCGGGTTCCGGGACAAGGTCAATGCGGCGCTGGACGGTATCCAGGACGAGGATGTCAACGTCCGGGTACGCGTGATCGGTGGCGCAAAACTGAACATGGCACAGCAGTCGGGAACCTATTCGTCCGGTATCGGCGGTCGCGCCGCGGGCGGGCCGGTGTCCGGCTGGACCTGGGTCGGTGAACAGGGGGCGGAACTGATCAAGGCGCCGCCCGGTTCGCAGGTCGCCTCAGCGCCGGACAGTCAGCGCATGGCCACCCAGTCGGCCGGCGCGGTGCCGGCCAGCGGTGGCGACGCGTGGGAGATCAGGTCCACCGGTGGTGAGCTCGACGCGCTGATCCTGGCCGTTCTCCGGCGCGTGGTGCGGCGGCGCGGCGGCAACGCGCAACGCGTCCTTGGCGGGGCTGTCGCGTGAGCGTCATACCGATCGATCTTCAATTCTGGTCCGGGACGGAGTGGGTCTCCGTCCCGGAGTACGCCTACAACCGCGACGCGATCACCATCACGCGCCAGCGCCGGACCGGTTCCGCTCTGCCGGACATGACCAGCGCACAGCTGAGCCTCAACAACACCGACGGTCGCTGGACTCTGCGCAACCCGAACAGCCCGTACCGCGGTCTGATCGGGCGCAACACCCCGATGCGCGTCTCCGTCGGGAGCGTCCCGCACGGGAGCGGGACGGTGCGCGAGACATCCTCCGGGACGCACACCGCGCCGAGCGTCACCGCCACCAGCGCGCACGCGCTGCTGCTGTGCTCGTGGCTGTCGGTCGGCGCGGCCGGTGGCTACGCCGTGCCCGGGGGGATGACCGCCGGCACCGAGACGGACAACAGCGTGTCCACCATGCGCAGCGCGGTCAAGGCACTCGCCGCGACCGGCGCGACCGGCACCCAGTCCGCCACCTTCACCGGTGCCACGCACGCACACACGGCCGTCGCCATGGTGATCTACGGCGACGGCGCCGACCCGACGGTGCGCGAGCAGTTGTCCGGCAACGACGGAGGCAGTTCACTGATGACGCTCGGGTCGGGCACCCTGGCCAGTGATCTGATCGTCGCGGTCCAGGGGTGGGAGTCCGACCCGGACGACATCGCGGACCCCCCATGGGACAGCGTCGGGGACTGGCAACTGCTGGTCGACACCCTGACCGCGGACGCGAACATCCCGCGTACGCGCGTGTGGGCGCGGTGGGCGCGCCGCGACGGCGCACAGGCGATCGCGTTCCCGTCGGCGCCGTCGGCCGGCCACGGTCACCTCTATGTACTGGCCGGCGCGGCGGGTTGGACGTTCCGGGCCGCTGGGTCGGTGCCGTCCTGGCCGGTGCACTGGGTGGCCGCCGGTGCCGACATCTGGGCTTCGATTGAGATCACCGGTGTCACGTCGCGCCTTGACCGCGACACCGCACCGGCGCGCAGCGCGCTGCGTCTGGCGATTGAGGCGCGCGAGCAGGCCGAAGGTGGGTTGGTCGCCTATTGGCCGCTGGAGGACGGCCCACAGTCAGAGCAGGCCGAATCCCTGGTTGACGGGGTCGGCGCGATGGCCGGCCTGTTCAGCTGGACCAGCGTCGAGGGACCGGGCGGGAGCGCTCCCGTGCTGTCGTTGGCGAACGCCCCGGGTTGGCTGTACGGGGATCTGCCGGTGCTCACGGGTGTTGCCGACTGGTCCGTCACGTGGGTGGGCCGGACCCCGTCAACCGACTGGGGTACTGAGGGGCCGACAGTCTTTCGTATCGCCGGGATGGGCGGGCTGTACCGGATCATCGTTGACGTTGACGTGAGCACCGGCTACTACCGGGCCGGTTACCAGATACTGCACGATGACGCGGTCAGCTACATCAGCACGGTAACCCTGGTCGACACGGAATGGCACTTCTTCCGACTGCGGGTCGCTACGGCCGGTGGCACAACCGAGGTCTACCTTCACCGGGACGAGGAAGAGATCGGCTATCTGAGCTTCGGCGTGTCTGCCGATATGGCCCGTTTCGTCGAGATTTTCTCGTCCGTTGATGTTGCCGCCGAGACTAGGCAGCAGGTTGGCCATCTGGCCATCTGGACGGGTAACACTGGGTACACGTCACTGTGGGAAGCCGCGTACGGGCACGTAGGTGAGACTGCTCTTGATCGGATGTACCGTGTTCTGACCGCAGCCGGGTTCGGTATCCATCAGGTCGGATCATCCTCGGACACGATGACAATGGGACCGCAGCCGGTGGCCACGGTGTCCGCCATCGTCTCCGAGTGCGTTGATGCCGATCTTGGCTTGCTGTACGAGCACCGCGGGATGCCGGGAACCCTGGTGTACCGCACCCGGGCCAGTATCTACCAGCAGCCGCCGATCCTGACGCTCCAGTACGACGCCAGTACACCGCAGCTGCACGCGCTGTCGGCCATCCCGGACGATGACCAGCTGGTCAACGACATGACCGTGACGCGCGAGCAGGGATCGTCCGCCCGTTACGTGTTGGAGTCCGGCCCGTTGTCCGTGCTCCCTCCGCCTGAGGGGGTCGGGCGGGCCGACGACGCGACCACGGTCAATGTCGAGTTGGACACGCAGCTGTACCCGCTGGCGGGATGGTTCGTCTACCTGGGTACCCGGGACGAGGAACGCTACCCGATCACGTTGAACCTGGGGCACATGCTCGCCAACGGGCTGACCAGTCTGGCGACGCTAGCCCAGCGGCTGGACTTCGGTGACCGTTTGGTGATCACCGATCCGCCGGTCTGGCTGGCGCCAGGGTCGGTCGATCAGCTGTTCCATGGGTCGGACGAACAACTCACGTCGATGACCCATGAGCTGAGTATCGACGGTCGACCGGCGTCGCCGTATGACGTTGCGGTGATCGAGGATACCGTCTACGGTCGACTTGACTCACTGGACAGCTACCTGTTGAGTGATCTAACCAGTAGCGCGACATCGGTCACGCTGCGGGTGGTCGGTACCTCGGAGACGGTAACGCGCTGGTCGACCACGGCAGAACCGTACGACTGGCGCATCGGTGACGAGGTGGTCACTTGCACCGCGATGACGACGGTCACGCCGACTTTCATCGGTGGCGGTACCGCGATGCACGCGGACGGCGCGAGTGTCACGCCGACGATCCACGCCAGTTCAGTACAGAACGATCTTATGTTGCTGATCGCCGCGTGTCGCAACAGCGGCACGGGTCGGCCGATCACCCCGTCGGGGTGGGAGCGACTGGAGATCTTCGCGCGCGCGGACAATGTGCAGGTGTTCGCGCGCGTGCACTCGGGCACCGAGAGTGCGCCGACGGTGGAGTTCGCCAACGTCTCCGCTGGGGTGACATGCTCCGCGCGGGTCTTCACCCTGCGGGGTGTCCAGCCGCAGGTGATCACCGCTTCCACCCTGCTCAATGCCTCAGCGCAGAACATCGCCTACCCGGCACATACTGCCACGTTGCGCGCGAATTTGTCCGTGTTCGTGTTGGGTTGGAAGCAGGATGACTGGACATCGGTGGCCACCCTCGCGGGGATGTCTGAGGCTGCCGAGATCAGCACCACTACCGGCGACGATCAGGCGCTTGTCCTGGATTTCGTATTGCAGACCACACCGGCCAACGTCGCGGCCGGTTCCTTCGTCGTCACCGGTGGCGCGGCGGCCATCAGCCGCAGTGCCACGTTCGCGCTGGCCGGTGACGTTCAGACCGGTACCGTGACAAGATCAGTCAACGGGGTCACGCAGGCGCACAGTGCTGGCGACGCGGTCAGTCTGGCCTACCCGATGAGATTGGGGCTCTGACGTGGCACTTTTCGCGGCCGGTGAGGTGTTGACCGCGTCGGCGCTCAATGAGCTTATCCAGCCGGGCTGGACAACCTATGTGCCGACCTGGTCCGCCCTGGCCGGCACTCCACCGTCCGGGATCGGCAACGGGGTACTCACCTCCCGGTACCGCCGGGTGGCCGATGTGGCGGACGAGATCGAATGGGAAGGGTGGCTGATCGGTGGGTCCACCACCGGTTGGGGCACTGCGGCCACCTGGAATATGTCAGTCCCGGTGACTGCCCACGCGGACTCCGTCTCGGGCGCCGTCGGGCCGGCGCACTACCTGAACAGCGGCACGTCCGAACACTCAGGAATCGTCCGGTTCGCGGCCAACACGGTGATCCGGTTCATTCATGACGGTGCCGGTTCGGTCGGTACCACATCGCCCTTCACCTGGGGAACCGCGGATGAGATGCGGTGGTCACTCAGGTACCGTCCGGCCACCTGAGCGGAGATCGGTGTACCCTGACTACAGGGAGGTGGCCATATGGCAAGATCGGAAGAGTATCCCGACCTTGAGTTTGTACGTCCCCGGTCCTGGACCAGGGGACGGAAGCGCGGCATGCCGCGCGTGATTGTGGTGCACTACACCGCCGGTCACGAGGGACCGAACGCGGGCGAGGCTGGCGCGGCCTACGATGCGCGCCGCACCGACGGCACATCTGCACATTACCATGCGGACAGCGACACATGTACGCAGTGCGTGTACACGTGGGACGAGGCACACACCGCGCGGTCCCACGGTAACGACATCGGTATTCAGTACGAGTTGGCGGGCACGGTACAGACACGTGCACAGTGGCTCGATCCCGTCAGCCGGGCCACGATCCGCGTAGCCGCCAAGCAGATGGCCCGGGATTGCAAGAAGTACGGCATCCCGGTCCGTCGGTTGTCCGTCCCCGAACTGCGGTCGGCGCACCCGGATTTCGGTAACCGCGATATCCGTGGCTTCGTCGGTCACGTCGACTGCACGTATGCATATCCGGAGGATCGCGGCGACCACATGGACCCCGGGAAAGAGTTTCCGTGGGATGTGCTGTTCGCCGACGTCAACGAATTCCTGAAAGGGGAAGAAATGGCTTTCATCGATGAGGAATACCCGGGCGACTGGACCGATCCGGACGGTGGCGACCGCAAGCCCTGGCAGCACGTGCGCGACACGGCCCAGGCCGTGTACCTCAACCCGGTCGTGCCGCTGGTCAGGCTGCTGACCAAGATGGAGAGCGACATCGAAGCCCTGCGCGCGCGGCCGGCCGCAACCGTCACGCTCACCGCTGAGGACCGCGCCGCCCTGGTGGCCGCCCTCGGGCCGATCGTCCAGAAAGCGGCTGAGGATGCCGTCCGTAGGGTGCTGGGCACGCTGGACGGCGCGACCCCCAACTCGTAGCACCTGCCCCGGTAGGCTGGCCGGAAAGCGCTTTCCGGCGCGGTTGCGGACACGGGGGTACAGCCGATGGGTCTGGAGTGGGTCAGCCCGGGATGGGTCGGGCCGGTCGGTGGGTTAGTGCTGGCGCTGGCGCTGACCGTGTCGCTGTTCCGGCTGCTGAGGGATGGCGCACTCCTGCCCGGGAGCACGCTGGACAGGATCGAAGCACAATGGAAAGCTCAACTCGACGCCGAGCGAGCGATCCGGGCCGAACTGGTCAAGCAGCACGATCAGGAGCGGCAGGCCGGACAGGAACGGGAGGCGCAACTGTGGGCTGCCGCGGGCAGGTGGCAGGAGACGGCCACGATCGCGGCAGAACAGGTAAGGGCACTGATGGCGTATGCGGACACAACGGCTCGTGTGGTGCAAGCGCTGGGTACCCTCAGCGAAAGGGCAGCAGCAGACGATGATGGTTCGCTTGACTGACCCTGGCGACGACGCTTACCGCGCAGCCGCCGAGGCCGGCGACGCGCTCACCCGTCAGCACGGACTATGGGCCGATGTCATCCGCCGGGTTGGGCGGATGACGAAACTAGCCGAAGAGAACCATTTCGCGGAGCGTATCGTGCACGCTTTACGCGGTGAGGATGAGGGAGAATAGCCTCATGCACGATGCGCTCACCTCACTCACGCGTCTTGGCGACTGGCTACTGGCACTGCTCGCGCTGGTTCTGGTTGCTTTCATGTTCTTCTATTCGATCCGTTTCCCCTGGTGGCGTAGCGCGATGGGGCGCCACGTCGCTGCGTTCATGGGGGTCGGTGCGTTCATCGTGGTGATTCGGGTGCTGCGGATGGCTTGGCCGGACAGCGCCGTCCTGATCGTCGCGCGCACGGTGGGGCTTACCGTCATGCTGCCCGTGGCGGTGTGGCGGTTCGTGTTGATGTTGAGGACTCCGCGGCGCCGACCGGTGCCCGTGGCTACCGAGAACGGGGAACGATCATGAAATTCACGCGTGAACCGGCGGCGTACGGTGCCGCCATCGCAGCCGTCCTGAGTGCGCTGGCCGTGTTCGGCCTGCCGTTCCTAACCGATCAGCACGTGACGCTCTGGGTGGCCGTCGTGGATGGCGCGGTAGCCGTCCTGGTGGCGTGGCGGGTGCGCCCGATCGCGCCGAGCCTGGTTACCTACCTGATCACCGCGGGTGCGGCGCTCACCGCAGGCTACGGGCTGGCGATCCCGGACCGCTACGTTGCCGGCGCCAACGCGCTGGTCGTCGCGCTGCTGTTCGCCCTCACTCGGGTGCAGCAGACCCCCGTGGTCGATCCGGTTCCGACCGCGGTCAAACCCGAGCACGGGACGGTCCGTTAGATACTTGCTTGCGCAAGCAAGCCGAGTCGTGTCGGTCACACGCGGCACAGAGGGGGTACCCGGTCCGGGTACCCCCTCTGTGTGTGTTCAGCGCCCGAGACGGTGCACCTGCGGTCGGTCGCACGGGCCCCGATGTCCGGGCGCGAGGATGCAGTGGCCGTCATACGGCCACGCGACCAGCCCGGCGCTACACCGGAGCGGGCTGGCCGTGCGCTGCTCATGCTCCCGGAGTGCGGCGGCGTGGGTCATCCGGCCGGCCGCGATGGTGCGTAGGTCTTCGCGTGGCGCCGAACGGTTCACTCCGACGGACCCGTGCCGGATCGGCTTGTTCGTGTCAACCGCGACCGCGGCACCCATCACGTGCCGCTGACCGATCACGTCCACCCGGAACCGGTACCGTCGACCGTTGCGCACGTATTCGACGATGTCACCGACCTGGGTGCGGGGGTCCATCCCGTCCGTTCCGGCCTGCCTGCTGGTGCTCATCTCTGACCCCTTCCCATCCGCTCTCTGGCAAGAAATACGTTACAGGATTCTGTGAGGTGTGTCAAGCAGTAGGGGGCGCCCGGCCCGGGCGCCCCATCCGTCTCGCTCAGCCCATGTGCGGCCGGAGGGCGATGATCTCCGCCAGCAGTTCGTCGCCGCTCTTGCGGGTCCGCCCCGGGATCTTGAGATCCTTGGCAACCTCACGGAGGTCGGTGATCGTGAGGTTGAACCGGCCGTACGTCTGCGGGGTGGCGGTCGCGCGCGGCTTGCTCGCGGCCTTCGGGGCAACGCATTTCCGGCAGGTGACTTCTACCGTCTCAGCCTCGGGGTCGAGGTAAAGCCGCTGGCTGGCGCGCACTCCGCAGACCTGGACCAGTCCGCGTCCGTCGTGCCGGGCGTAGTGGATGGTTCCGGTCGTCCCGTTCGATCCCTTGGCGCTCATCTTGACTCCCTCAGTTCCCGTTCCCTGCTGACAAGAACTACGTTACAGGACTCTGTGGGGTGTGTCAAGTCGGTGGGGGAGGGAAAATCCCTCCCCCGTGCCGGCCCGGTCAGAACCCGCGCACCGCCGCGCGGTGTTCGTCCATGTCCCGACGCGTCTCCAGTACCCGGATGATCTGGGCTTTGGTCCGGTAGATCGACGGGATCTCGACACCGATCTCGGCGGCGTAGGCCTTGATCTGCCTGATGGTCATCTTGGTGAGGTCCATTTCCGTCTCCCTTGTCCCGTTCCCTGCTGACAAGAACTACGCTACAGGGTTCTGTGGGGTGTGTCAACCCCCTAGACACAGAAAAGGCCCCCCGTAGGGGGCCGTATCTGTTCGTGCTGGTCAGTGGCACAGTCCGCGGTACAGCGCGCTCTCGCAGTCGGTGGTGTGACCCACCCGGTACGCCTCCCGGTGGTCCCGGATGCTCTGCGCAGCCTCGCCCTGGGGGTCCCGGGTCAGCGTGCTGATACAGGCGTTCGTGAACGGGAAGACCTGCGGGTCGCCCTGGTCACCGATCTCCACCATCCGGCTCTGCCGGCCCACCCGAACGGTCACGATCCGGCCCTTGAGCCGCTCGACACAGCACCCCTCGAAGATCCCGAACCGCACCGCGCTGGCGCGCCCCCGGCACTTCGGGCACCGGCCGATCCGGTCGGCGGTCGGTACCTGAATCCGGCTCTTGATCTGCTGCACTGTCCCGCTCCCTTGTCCGTGTCCCTCGCTGACAAGAACTACGTTACAGGGGACCGTAGACTTTGTCAAGCGCGTCGGCGGCATTGATCAGCCCACGCGCCAGCGTGCGCAGGTGGGCGGATTGATTCTTGGCGAGACGGGGAAGCGGATTCAGGCGGGGGTCGCACGCGAGCAGCACCCGTCTAACCTGCTCGCTGGCGAGCATCTTGACCACGTCCGGATCGTCCGCAGGGTGAAGCCGCACAGTCGTGCTGTACTGGCTGACCGGCCCGACCTGCGTCAGATCCTTCCGCCTGAAGCGGTCCCCCCGCGTGGTGACCACCTGAGTGGCCGTCAGGCGTTCGACCACTACGGGCACGCACCGGCGCTCAACACCGCTGAAGCTCACCGCGTACCATGTCTCACCCGGCACCGGGACGCGCACGCCGTCGGTGCTGCTCATCGGGCACCGGCCGCGTTCAGCGCCCGGTCATGCGCGGTGAGCGCCGAGAACGCGCGATCGTTCAGAATGATGCCGGTCGGCCGGTACCTCGGGCCGAACAGCTCACCCATCCCGCGTCGCTGCAACCCCTGGAGCGTGGCAAGGCTGGCCCGACCCTCGCCGGTGCCCCGGTCGATGACCCGGGAGTTGCGTCCGCGCGCGGCCCGGATGTGATCGGCCTGAGGTTCGGTGAGTTCGATCGATCCGCTGGCCAGTGGGTTGGCCGTCCTGATCCGCTGCTCAGCGGCCAGTGGGCTGGCCATCATCCGGGCCGCGCGCGGTTCCCGCTCGGCCGGGGACAGTTCCCGGTACCCGCGACTGATCGCGCGCCCGTTGGCGCGGGATTCGATCTCGTCCAGATCGAATCCCCACACCTCCCACACCATCTCAGGGCCGTGCGCCTCGATCGCCCACAGCTCACTGTTGTCCTTGCGGACCAGCGCGATCGTCCCGATCAGGTCCCCGACCCACATCCTTAGCAGTTCCATTGCCCTCTCCCGTCCCGCTCTCCGTCTGACAAGAACTACGTTACAGCATCCTGTCGTTGACGTCAAGTGGGTCACTTGCCGGGAACGGTGACCTTACCGCTGAGGTACTGGTTGACCACACGCACACTGAGCTCCAGTTGCGCGGCGATTTCCGTCTGCTTCAGGCCGCTCTTGCGCAGCCGCTTCATTTCCGCCAGGACGGCCGGACTAACCTTGCGGTTGGCCTGCCGTGCGGTGCTGGCCGCTTCCGCCCATGCCCGTACGTCCTGGAGGCGCCAGTACTTGATCCCCGTGGCCGGATCGATCCACGGGGCCGGACGGGGGTTGCGGGTCGACTTGGCCGCCAGATACCACGCATTCGTGGTGACCTTGGCTTCCTCCGCTGCTTCCTTCGCCCGGAGCAGCCGGCCGCGCGGCTTGGTCGCCAGAGTGGTGTTCATCGATCGATCTCCTGATCTCGTTTATCTCGGACCGGAGCGCTTCTACTTGGCGCACCAGTTCTGCGACTACCTTTTCCAGGTCGGGCGCGGTCAGTCCGTAGTACCCGTGCGGTACGAATCTGCCCATGCACTGAGTCTAACGTGTGCTGTGCTGCTGGTCAAGTCAGGATCATGACGGTTGCGGTGAAGCCGATCACCGCGCCGGCAACGATGAGCAGGATTAGCAACCACTCTCCGCCTGTCGGCATGAAGCGCTCCCGGGCGCGGCGGTGCGATCCCCGGTCCACGCGACCGATCGTGCGCGATCGGCGTGTCTCGCGCCCGATCCGCGACAGAATCTCCCCGACGGGCACCGGGCTGGTCTGGTCCATCCCGTGAGGTCTGGGCTTCGGCATGATCATCTCCCGGAAGCAGGCCGGCCGGCCACAGGCTCAGGGGCACCATGACCGGCCGGTGAACGGGACTCCCGGACTACGGCTGTCCGGCCAACTGCTGCTGGACGGGTGGCGGGAGTAGCGCGAACTGGTCGGCCGTCCAGCCCTTGGCGGCCAGATGCGGCGGGAGCTGCACTCCGGCCGGCGCGGTCTGCGCTGCGGGCGCGGGAGCGGCGGTCGGCATCTGCTGCTGCAACTGCTGCTGTGGCGACGGCGCGCCGTACACCACCTGCGGTACCTGCTGCGGCGCGAACTGCTGCATGGGCATCTGCTGCGCGGGCTGGATCGGGTGGTTCTGCATCTGCGGTGCGGGTTGGAACTGTTGCGTGGGCGGGGTGGCCGTCGGCGCGTTCGGGTCGATGACCTGCCCGGTGATCAGGTCGTAGATCGGGGGGTTGGCCAGCGCGTACGGGCCGGCAGCCCAGACCTGGGCCTGGATCTGCCGCGCGGCCTGGTCGGGTGCGCTGTCACCGAGCGGGTTGAACGCGTACGCGCGCCCGTTCATGGCCAGTCGGCCCAGTTTCGCGACGCCGATCGAGTTGCGCAGCCGGTCCACCAAGACCACCTGACGAATCCAGACGCCCCGGAACAGGGCCGGAACGGTCGGCATCCCGTGGGTGTCCTGCATCTTGCCCTGGCGGGGGTTGCTGCCCCAGCGCAGCTGGCCACCGTCGAGAACCCAGATGTCCGCCACCAGGACATCGCCGAACTGCCGCCGCCCATCCTGGTCAGCAACGAATGACGATGGGACGTTCGCCATGATCGACAGGGGCACGATGACCAGCGCTCGTCCGATCAGGTGCTGCAAGGATGGCCGCAGCCCGCCCCCGGACGGGTCGGCGTCGGTCACTTCAGGCGTGGGCGGGGTGGTTGCCGCGGCCGGGAACTGCTGCATGGCCTGCTGGCCGTACTGCGGCTGCGGCTGCATCCCCCCACCCATCGCGGGGTACTGCTGCGGTTGACCGTACTGCATGGGCTGCTGGCCGTACTGCATGGGCGGGAACTGCTGGTTGGGCTGCATCGTGTCTCGATTCCGTGCGTGGGTGGACGTGACGTGACCTGCGTTACGGCGCCGGCCCTGTGTGTTCGTGTTCGTGTCGTCGGTCCGTGGGTGGACCGGCGCCGCGCACCCGGGGGAGGTGTCGAACCCCCGTCTCTCCCGCATGGCGGGAGCGCTCTGCCGTTGAGCTATCCGGGTCACCCGTGCCATACGGGTGGCTTGTACTTCACTCGACCGGGATGGCGCCCGGTCTCGCTGTACCTTGCGCTCCCCGGACGGGATTTGAACCCGTCATCACTGGTACACCGGTGGACCGATGTCTAGCATTCTGCCTGTTGAACTACGGGGAACCCGGGCTGCTTACGCTACCCGAGAGTGGAACTGTACCACAGGTGCCGGTGGAACGATGACCTTACCGGGATTCGGTGCGCAAGCCCCACCGGCCCACTCAGTATCGAGCAGGATGACCGCGATGATCAACCAGCGGCGCCGCTTGTTCGCGGTGTTCACTTGTCCGGCCGATCGTGCTCACCCGTTGCCGGCTTCTGCCCCCGGGGAGGGGTGTCGCGAACCTGCTCCCTGTCCGCCGGCCGTGCGGGGTGCCACCCGTCCGGGTGGTGCGGTTGATCGGTGCGACTCCCGGCCGGGCCGGACTTCGGTCGTTCTGCCACTCCCGTTCCCCTTTCTGTTGGCATTAGCCTACAGGGTACGGTCGGTCATGTCAATCCTTCTGCGCTGGACACAGGTCGCGCACGCCACAGTACCGGCACTGCCACGAGATATTCGGCAGGAACACGTACCCGGCGCGGCCCCGGTCCGCCGCACTGACCATCATGCGCAGCGTCTCCAGGTCGAAAGCGTCACGCGGGTCACCGATCGTCTCGAATTCGCCCGTGCGCGCTTTCCAGAACCCGGCCACGATCGGCGGTCCGGGGATTTTCTCCGCGAGCATGTGCGCGTACATCGCCATGGTGACGTGGCTCGCCCGGTCCCGACGCCCCGACTT